CGCCTGCTCTGAGTCCTGGAAGGACAAAAACACCGGCGAGAAAAAGGAGCGCACGGAATGGATCAACGTGGCGGTATTTACCCCGCACATCGTTGCCGAAATAGAGCGCAGGTTCAAAAAAGGCTCAACCGTGCTTATCGAGGGCAAGCTGCAAACCCGCAAGTGGCAGGATAAAAACGGCAACGACCGCTACACAACGGAGGTTGTTGTGCAGGGCTATGGTCCGCGCGCCGATATGCTGGCACCGCGTGAGCAAAACAACAACTCGGGCGGCGGGTCGCAAGGCGGTCAAGCGGGCGGCGGGAAATCCGCTCTAGACGACGAAATACCGTTCTAATGGGGATTGTTGCCCTAACATTCCTCGCCAGTGCGTCAACGGGCGCAACGGCGGGGCTTTGGCGTCTCGGGATATGGTGGCGGTTTGTCGCAATGCTGGCCGTCACTGGCCTTTTGTGGGCCGCCGTTGCCGCCTCGTTGTTTTCCTGATTGAACTTATACCCGTTTCGGCGTAAATATGCCCTATCACCAAGCCCGCACCCCGTGGGCAGTGAGAAAGGCGCAGAATGAGCATTATCAACGAGGACAATCACGCCCCCGACGGGAAGGACACCAAAACAGGCCGTTTCGTCGCGGGCAATCACTATGGCTTCAAAAAGGGGCATAGTGGCAACCCGAATGGCCGACCCAAGAAAGCCGCCGTTTTGAAAGAGCTCGACAAGGCTCTCGGCGACGTTCCTCGCACAATCCTTTTTCAAGCCCTCGACCAAGCGGCCAATGGCACAAATCACTTTGCCGCAACAACCCCGATGGGCAAGGCCGTGCGCCGCATGGGCGTCAAAGACCTCATTTGGATTGCGACATACCTCGACGAGCAAAGCAACGGCAAGGCCAAGGCAACGGCCGAGATCGCAGGCGCAGTGATCGTGCTTTCTGACGTGGCGGACGAGCTCTAATGTCGTTTCACTTCAACCCAGGGCAGGCGCGTGCCATTTCGGAATTGCTGACAACGACGTGCCGTTTTTGCCTCATGTATGGCGGTTCGAGATCAGGCAAAACCGCGCTGGCCGTGTTTTGCATCATCGACCGCGCCTTGATCGCCGACGAAAGCCGTCACTTGATCGTTCGGCGCACCGCAGGGGCGGCGGTTCGGGCGATCGTCAAGGACACATTCCCGAAAGTGTGGAAATTGAAGTTCCCTGACGTTCCCGTGCCAAAGTACAATTCGCAACTCGGTTGCTATGTCTTGCCAAACAAGGCCGAGATTTGGATCGGCGGCCTAAACGACGACAATGCGGTCGAGCGGATACTCGGCAACGAATATGCGACGATCTATATCAACGAGGCGAGCGAAGTTCCCTATACGTCGTTCACGCTCTTGCGGTCGCGGCTTGCTCAAGTCTGCATTAAGCGAAACGGCAAAGAGCTGGCGCAAAAGTTCTATCTCGACTTGAACCCGACAACGACGCACCATTGGACGTTTAAGGTTTTTGTGCAGCTCATTGACCCCGAGAGCGGGGAGGCAATGGCCGCCGCCGAGCGATACGGCTTTATTCAGATCAACCCGACTGACAACCTCGCCAACTTGTCGGACGATTACATGATCGACCTCAAGAGCCTCTCGAGCCGCGCTAAAAAGAGGTTTTACGACGGCAACTATGGGGCTGACGACGATGCCGCCTTGTGGCGGCGCGATTGGATCAAGATCGCCAGCCTCGGGCCGAATGGCGATTGGCCCGTTGAAATGCGTCGAATTGTCGTTGCTATCGACCCCGCCGCTACGTCAAAGCCTGGATCTGACGAAACGGGCATTGTCGCCGTTGGCCTCGGCGTTGACGGTCGGGGCTATGTCTTGGCAGACGAAAGCGGGCGCTATAAGCCCGAGGAATGGGCAAGGGTCGTCGTCGCGCTTTACCGCGCTCTCGATGCCGATTGCATTGTCGCCGAGATCAACAACGGGGGCGAAATGGTCGAGAGCATGGTGCGGGCCCAAGACAACCTTATCAAATACAAGGGCGTGCACGCCTCTCGGGGCAAGGTGACACGGGCCGAGCCCATCGCGGCGCTATATGAGCTCAAGAAAATCTCGCATTGCGAGGAATTTTCCGAGCTGGTCGATCAAATGTGCGCGGTGACAATTGATTTCTCACGTTCAGATCAAGGATGGTCGCCCGATCGAGTTGACGCGCTTGTCTGGGCGATCACTGAATTATTCCCAAAACTGACAGCCACGCGAAAACGTGGTAATGGTGCGCCATTGGCGGGCCCGTCCTTTAGCATGGTGTGAAAAAATGAAACTTACAGAAGAAAAAATAAAGGCGGCCCTCGCGCCCGTCGCGACCGCGTTGCAAAACACGACCCGCCAAAGCCGCGAAAACCTATTCGACCGCTATATGGTCGAGCCTTACGGCGACGAAAAGGACGGTCGATCGAAGTTTCTGGCGACCGACGTTGCGGATACGGTCGAGGCCGTGTTTTCCGAGGCAATGGAGATTTTCACAAGCGACGACTATTTGGTCGAGTTCTCGCCCGTCGGGCAAGAGGACGAGGCCGCCGCGAAGCAAGAAACGGCGATCGTGCATCATCTTTTCCGCGAGCAAAACAACTCGTTTATGACGCTTTCGACGTGGTTCAAAGAGGGCTTGATCGAGCAAAACGCCTATGTGCGTTGCGGTTGGGCCGAAAAAGAGCGCGTTTTGATTGAGGAATACGACGATTTGACGCTCAACGAGTTTATGGCCGTGTATGCGCAGATTGTTGAGCGCGATGGTGATTACGAGATTGAGCGCCTCGACGGCGTGGACGTAGCCGAGGACGGCACCCCGACCCCTATCATGGGTAACGACGGCCAGCCGATGCCGATCGACGTGCGCATTCGGTGCACCAAGGTCGAAAAGCAATACGAGATCGAGCCAATCCCGCAAAACGAGTTCTTTATCTCGCCGCGTTGGTCAAAGGTCACTCTCGACGGTTGCCCCGCTTGTGGACACCGCGCCAAAAAGAGCAAGGGCGATCTCGAGGCAATGGGCTTTCACGCCGAATCAATCGAAATTCTCGGCGAGGCGGTTGAGACAAGTGCCGAAACGTCACGGCACGAAACCAAAGACAACGACGACGATTTTGCGACAACCAACGAGCTTCTCGAGCTTTGTGAGGCTTACGTCATGGCGGAATATGAGGGCGGCGAGCGGTTGCTCAAGGTTTGGACAAGTGCCGACGGACGCGAGGTTCTCAAGTGGAAAAATGGCCGGTTGGCCGCCGAGGAAGTCGAAACTAGCCCCTTTGTAGCTTGGACGCCCTACATTGTGCCGCATCGCCACGTCGGCAAATCAGTGGCCGAGCTGGCCGCCTCGACCCAACAGCTCAAAACCGTGCTTTGGCGTCAAACGCTAGATAATATGTATAAAACCAATTATCCGCGCCCCGAGGTCAACGAGGAAATGGCGACCGAAAACACCTATAACGACTTAGCGTCGCCCGACCCCGGCAAGCCAATCCGCACGGGCGGAATCGGCGCAATCAATTGGGTAAAGCCCCCGAGCGTTCTCGGCGACACGTTGCCCCTCATGGATCGCGCCGACATGGACCTCGAGCGCCATGCGGGCGCGTCTCGCTATGCGCAAGGGCTTGACGCCAACACGTTGAGCAAGTCGCAAATCGGCTCGGAGGGCGTGGGCCGCATTATGGACGCGGGAATGCGTCGAATGCAGGTGATTATTCGCACATTCGCCGAGACGGGATTGCGCGAGGTGTTTCTCAAGATGCACGCCGACATGCGGCGGGGCCCGATGCGCGAGCTCGCGTTGCAAATTCGCGGCGAGTGGGTTGAGTTTAACCCGTTGAGCTGGCGCGCTCGCTCCGATATGACCGTGCGCGTCGGCACAGGGCGCAGCGACAAAGAGGCACGTCTCTCGGCTCTCAATTGGATGCTTGCGCAGCAAAAAGAGGCGCTCACGGCAGGTGCGCCGAATGTGACGCCCGCGCATGTATTCGAGACGCTCAAGCGGATTTCCCGCACTCTTGGCTTGCAGGGTATAGATCCCTATATGGCCGACCCCGCCCAAATCCCACCCGCCCCCGACGGGCCGCCAGAGGTTGACCCAATGGTGCAAGCGCAAATCGCATTGGCCGAGGCCGAGGGGCTCAAGGCTCAAGCCGCTATGGTGCGGGCGCAAACCGACCAAGGCAAGGCCGAGGCCGAGATCGCGTTCAAGGGTGCCGAATTGCAGCTCGAGCGCGAGATCGCCGAATTTAAAGCGCAAGAGGCCGCCGCAAATCTCGAGATCAAGCGCACCGAATTGGAGGTCAGGCAAGTCGACGTGGCAATCAAAGAGGCCAAGGCAATTAACGAGATCGAAAACGACGCCGAGGATCGAGACGCCGCCGCGAATGGTGGCACAAAATGAGCGTTTCGGAACGGGCAAGCGTGATCTTGGGGCGGGTGTTTAACGACCCCGCCACGATAGAGGCCGTTGATGAGCTCAAGGCCGATTTGACTAAAAAGGCGACCGCCAGCTCGGGAGACGCTGCATCTAGGCAAAGAAACCTCGATGTGCTATGGGGGCTTGAGGCCCTTATGGTGAAAATTCGGGCAAACATCAAAATTGAACAAGAGGAACAAGCAGAATGAGCACTCTTCAAGACGACCTAACGACAGATTTCGACACCGACGACGGCGACGCACTTGCTGCTGCAATGTTTTCCGACGACGCTGAGGTGCAAGCCAAACCCGCGTCACCCGAGGCCGCAAAGGCGGATGGCGTTGAGGTCGAGGACGACAAGGACGCCGACGACGGCGCAGAGTTGACCGACGAGGAAAAAGCCACAAAGGCCGCGCAAGATGCCGCCGACGCCAAGGCGGACAAGGGTGCCGACCCCGACGCAGAAACCGAGCAAGTTTACACGGTCAAGGTTGACGGCAAAGAATTTGAAGTCACCGAAACCGAATTGCTGGCGGGATACCAACGCCAAGAAGATTATACCCAAAAAACTCAATCCGTGGCCGCCGAGCGCCGCGCATTTGAGCAAGAACGTGACGCAGAAATTGTCCAGTTGCGCAATGCGCTGGCATATCATGCGTTGCCGACTGCGAAAGAACCTCGCCCCGAGGATTTCGCAGGTAAGCCCGACCAATTTATGCAAGCATACGGCAATTGGCAGCAGCAGACCGCACGCCAAACCGAAGCCTCGCAGCTATTGGAAGCGATCACCGCCGAGGAAACTCAACGGGTATTGCAGCGGGAATCGGGGCTACTACAGAAGGCAATTCCCGAATGGGCGGACGAAACCGTCCGACAAGCCGATCATGCCAAAATGGTAAAGTCGGCCTCGGATCGTTACGGCTTTACCCCCGAGGAAATTGCGCAAGTGACCGATCACCGCCTCTTGCTCTTGTTGCGTGACGCAGCGCGGGTTTCCGAATTGGATGCAAAACCCGTCGTTTTGAAGCGCAAGACCGAGATCAAGCCAAAGTTGAGCGCGGGAACGAAAAACAAAACCGACCCAGGGGCAGAGGCGCACGCCAAAGCTCTTGCCAAACTCAACAAAGGAAATGCGGGCGACGACGACCTCGAAAGCCTGCTTTTCCAATAGAAGGAATATAAAACATGGCAGTTCCAGCCAATACACAAACAGCGGTTTCGATCACGACCAACTTGCGCGAGGATTTGAGCAAGGTGGTTTACAAGCTCGAGCCAGACGAAACGCCGATCTTTTCCAGGGCGAAAAAGGTCAAGACCAAAAAGCACCAACACGATTGGTTGGCCGACGGCTTGCGTGCGGCAAAAGACAACGCCAAAGTTGAAGGCGACGACGTGGCGGCGACAGCTCGCATACCTCGTTCGCGCTACAACAACATGCTGCAAATCTTTGCGGACCCAGTGCGCTTGTCTGACACGGCGCAAAACGGCGAGACCGCCGAGGGCAAAAGGCAAATGGCGATCGAGATTGCCAAAGAGCTGAAAGCCCACAAGCTCGACATTGAACGCTCGTTCTTCCAAAATCAGGAAAAGGTTGTTGGCGACGGCGCGACGGTCGCAAACCGCCTTGCAGGCTTGCCCGCATGGATCAAGACAAACACCGTTGCGGGTATTGGCGGTGTTGACCCGACAGGCGACGGGTCAAACGCGCGCACCGACGGCACATTAGCGACGTTCACCGAGGCAAATCTCAAGGACGTAATGCAGCAAATGTGGACCGAGGGGTCAATGGCGACGACCGTTTATCTTTCGGCCCCGCTGCAAAGCACCGCCTCGGGCTTCACTGGCAACGCACCGCGTCGCGAAATGAAGGATGCAGGCAAAGTCACGAGCTACATTGACGTGTATATCACCGACTTCACCGACAAAAAGGGCGTCGAGTTCGTGCCGCACCACCACATGCGGGCAAGCGACGTGATAGTGACTGACGACGACACCGTGCGCGTCGGCACCTACATCGCGACCAAGCAAGAGAAGCTCGGCAAAACGGGCCTTTCCGACGCCGTGTTGATCTCTACGCAAGCGACCTTGATCGTTGGCAATGAGAAAAAACTCGGCGGCATATTTGACCGCAAAGCGTCTTAATCGCCTAAACTAAACGGGGCGGCCTAATCACGGGCCGTCCCTTCACCTTTCAATAGAGGGCTTTTGAAAATGGCAAAAGACGAAAAAATAGAGGCCAAGGCGTCAACCGCGCCCGTTGACGTTGAGGCTATGCGCAAGCAAATCCGCGCCGAGGAGGCCGAAAAGCTACGCGCCGAAAGCGCCGAGCGATCAAAGGCCGATCACGTCGAGGTCGTTTGTTCTGGCGACAACGTGCACACCTCAAAGGGCAAAATGGTCAAAGGTATGACCAAACACTTGCCCAAGAGTGAAGCCACAAGGCTATCGAAAAAGGGACACGTTAAATTTGTTTAACGACAGCCATTAGGCGAATTTAGCCGCCTCGTGTATATCTCGGGGCGGCTTTTCTATTTTAGACACAGGGGCGCAAAATGAGCGGATCACAGGCAAGAACAACACTCACAGCAAGCGACGACGCCCTAATCATTGGGCGCACGCAAGACGTTGAGCCAATTATCGACGACGTGAAAGCACGACGAGACGGCGGCCTTGTGGGTTCTGGCGACATGCGCCACGTTTGCCGCGTTCCTACGGTCTTGCTCGAGGCGGCGTGCAACGAGGCGGGCGTCGATATGTCCGATCGGGATGCCGTGCGCGAGATCATTTACAAAAAAGTAATATCGGGCGATTGGGCTAAGTTCCAAGTGCACGCGGGGGGCTTCTAATGGATTTCGGAACACTAAAAACGCGCGTTGTCGAGCTATTGGGCCGCAACGCTTTCGAGCTGTCTTATGAGCTGGCAACGAGTGACCTCAACGACACATTGCGCATTCGAGGCATGGAAAAGACGGTCACGATTGCGGCGTCGGGTGGTGATCTGGCCTTGCCCGAGGACTTTATCGAAGCGCAACAGGTGCGAAATGTCGGCGGTTCCTTTTTGACCCCGACCTCGCATGAGCGCATGATCGCCAGCGCCAAGAATGGTTGTCCGACGAATTACGTTGCGGGCGACGCGGTTTTTTACCTCAACCCCGCCCCAGCGGACGGTCACGAGGTCAAGATGGTTTATTTCGCCAAGTTGGCCCCTCTCGTCAATGCCGAGGACACAAACGCCGCGCTCGATCATTGCTTGCAGGTGTATGTTTACACCGCCCTCGCGCACCATGCCCGCCTCATTCGTGACAACGTGGCCTTGCCATTTTGGGATAGCGAGGCTCAAAAGGCCGTCGCGCTGGCGAATCGTGCCGACCTCAAGGGGCGCTTGAACGGCGGCACGCTCGACGCCGTGGCGTCGGGGAGTGTGGTTTAATGGCTATGCAGGAATTTCCCCTCGGGCAGTTTTTGCCAGACGGTGCGGACTATAAAAACCCTGGCCTAACAATGTGCAACAATGTTTGGGCCCTGCCCAATTCTTATGCGCCAATTCTCGATTTGATCGGGCAAGGCGTTTTTGTTTATGGCAACATTCGAGGCGCGTTTCGATTTGATTTACCCAACGGCGACCAGCTTTTGGTCGTCGGAACAGAAACCGACCTATTTGTCATTCGGGGTGACGGAGTGACGGCCTCGGGGCTTGCTCTGCAATTGCAAGAAAACGAATTTTGGTCATTCGATCAATTCAATAATTCGATTTTCGCAACCACCAAACGGGGTGGGGTTTTCAAACTGGTCTCGATCGAAAGCGACAACGCATTTGTCGCGGGCCTTGGATCACCCCCACGCGCAAACGCCATCAACGTGGTTGGCGATTTCTTATTATTGGGTGATCTCATCGAGTCCGGCGAGTTGGATGCGCCGTATCGCGTGCGCTGGTCGTCTTACAATAACCCCGATGCCAATTGGTCGACAGACGTTGCGACGCAAAGCGGTTTCGTTGATATGCCGTCGCGCTTTGGTGTGGTGAAGGCAATATATGGCGGTTCGTTTGACCTGATTTTCCAAAATAACGGCATTTCTCGAATTTGGTATTCTGGCGGCCCGACTGTCTTTGCGAAAGAGGTGATTGAGGACGAGCGCGGATGCTTTGCCCAAACGTCAATTGCTCGGGTTGGTGCCTACATCTACTTTCTATCGCACGACGGATTTTGCCGCACCGACGGGGCGAGCGTCGAGGTTATCAGCTCGGATAAGGTTTGGGATTGGTTCAATAGAACCCGCAACAAAAACGACCCTCAACGAGTGCAAGCCGCCGTTAATTGGTCGGCGCGGTCGATCGTTTGGAGCTTCAACGCCTATCGTGCAACGCGCACGCCTACAAGTTTAGATGATAATGACCCCAACATTGTTGATGACGAGACGCTCGATGTTACAGGGCCGTCATTTGACGACGACGGCGAACAAACCGTTTACGCCCGACAGATCATTTACAATTGGGGCCTCGATCAGTGGACAACCTCGGAGATTGAAGCCGATTGGCTTGTGCAATCGAATTTTATTGGCGTCTCGGTTGATCGCGACGCGCCACAGATTGAGGGCGACGCCGCCCTTGATATTGATGGGGCGAATTTTGACGATCTCGAATTTGCGTCAAGGGGCCGCGACCTCGCCGCGTTTCGAGGGAATCAGCTATCGTTTTTCTCAGGTGCGCCGTTGCTGGCTACGTTTGAAACTGGCGATTTTCAACCCAAAACAGGCAACCACTCTTTTATTCGGTCGGTGATGCCTATCGTTGAAACGAGCGGTCGGGCTTTAATTGCTGCAATTGCGGGTCGTGATTATGTCGGCGACGAAAAGGTTTACGGCCCAAATTCAACGCAAGGCCCCTTGATGTTTTGCCCCGTGGTTAGCGACGCTCGTTTTCACTCTTTGCGCATAACAATTCCCGAGGGCGAGGATTGGAATAAAGCGAGCGGATTTCAAATTGATTGGGAGGCGAGCGGAATCGCATGATAGATCAAAAAGTAACGCAAAGGGTTTTGGCAAAAGACCCAAGAGGACGCGCCGAAACGCGCCGCTTTGGGTTTGCGCCCGTCTCGATCACAGCGACAACCGAGGCGACAGCTCAAGTGATCGTCGCGGCTGGCGAGGGCGAGGTCGTCGAGATTTCGGCGCTCAATGTGTCTTGTGGTGGCACGGCTGGCAACGTGTCGCTGTGTATTGTGGAATCTGGCGGCGTGCCGAGCGCGTCAAATCTTGCCGTTGACGCGGCGACCGTCGCCGCAAATACCATTATCGCCCTCGGTTCGCAAATCTTGCTCAATCGCGGGCAATCACTTTATGCGTTTTCGGACGCGGCAGGAAATTTGAGGGTTTCGGGATGGGTAACAGCGCATTTGTAACGGCGATTCCTGCCAGCGAGTTTGAGAGCTGGCGGCCAAAGCTCGACACACACCTCGCCAGCTTTTGCGAGCGGTCGGGCGGCTCTCTTGAGATCGAGCGGCTCGTTTCTGACATTATGGCCGAGGGTTATCAGGTTTGGGCGGTTATCGACGGCAACGAAGTTTTGGCGTGCGCATTGACCTTTTTGCAAGATGATGCAAAAAAGACTTGCGTTATCTCGCATTGTTCGGGGCGAGATTATGAGCAGTGGGCAGGCCAATTACTCGCGACAATTCGCGTTTGGTCGCATTCTTTAGGTTCCACCAAGCTCGAGGCCGTCACGCGTTCAGGCTGGGAGAAAGTGTTACGGAAATTCGGCATGGTAAAGACACACGTAATTTTGGAGCTTAAAGAAAATGGGTAAATCGAAAACAACAACCTCAAACGAGGTGACACCGTGGATCCCCGATGCGGCGACGTTTCAGACGTTCCAAGATCGCGCCGCGAGCACAATCACCCCAGAATTTCAGCAAGCGTTGACCCAAGCGGGGCAGACATTGCAGGGCGTGACGGGACAACCCTCTTATGCCCCTGGTGTCGCGCAAGCTCTCATGGGGCAAATGCAAGCTGGCACGCAATCAGACCCATATTTCAACGCCACCACACAGCAAGGGCCAACGCTCGACCAAGGTTTCGTTGATACAACGACCCGAGCCCAAGACCCATATTTGCGCTCGGCGGCTTTCGATCAGGTCAAGCAAAACACGATCGCCGACATTATGCCCGCGATCAACAGCACGTTTGCAGGCTCGGGCATGACAGGCTCGTCGTTGCACCAACAAAACTTAGCTCGTGGCTTGTCTCAAGGGCTCGGCGCAGTCGAAAATCAGGCATTTCAGCAAGGCGAGGATCGCGCCCTATCGGCGGCTAATGCAGCGCAGGGCGCACGCTCGTCGGCATTCGGTCAAGCATTGCAAGGCGCGGGGATGCGTCAAGATGCGTTCCAAGCGGATCGAGGCCAAGAGCTGCAAGCCGCAAACTTGATGAATACGGCATACGGTCAAAACTTTGCCCGCCATCTCGGTCTCGCTCAAGCTCAACAAGGGCTCGGCACCACCTACCAAGGCGCACAATCGGGCGCACTAAATAGCCTTATGTCAACGGCGGTCAACGGCGGGTCGTCTCAATCGACCCAATCACAAAGCCCTGGCCTCACGGGTATTATTGGCGCGGGCTTGCAAATCGCCTCGCTATTTTCCGACGAGCGGCTCAAGACCGACGAAAAGCGTGTCGGCGAAATGGACGACGGTACGCCGATCTATACCTACAAATACAAAGAGGGCGTTGCGCCTGAATTTGAAGGCAAAACACTTATGGGTGTTATGGCTCAAGACGTTAAGAAAAAGAAAGCCGTTCAAACTGGCCCAGACGGGCTTATGAGCGTGAATTACGGGGCTCTATAATGGATTTCGCAGCACTCAAGACACGGTTTCAAAACCCCGATTTCCAAGATCGCCTTGGCGGTATTGGTCAAGCCCTTGCGGGCCTCGATCAAGGCCGCGTGGCCGATTTGAGCGGCGTGCGCGACGGCATTCGCCAGCGGGCCGAAAACGAGGCGTTGCGCGAAAGCCTAAACGGCCCCGACCTCTTGTCGCGGTTCACGCCAGAACAAAGGCAAATGCTTGCCAATATGCCACCACAAGCAGCGCAACAATTGATCGCCGAAACCGTTTTCAAAGCCCCCGACCCTGCAATCGCATTTCGCGAGCAACTACAGGCGAGCGGCGTTCTTGATCGTTTCACGCCCGAGCAACAGGCCGTGCTTATGTCTTTGCCACCAGATCAGGCGCAACAGGTCATTTCCTCAACAGTATTCGCGCCGGCCCCCGCCCCCGTTGCGGGTGTCAATGTTGGCGGCACGCTCGTTAATCCGATCGACGGCACCGTCATTTATCAAGGGGAAACCGATCCCTCTCATCGCGTATTGACCGCGTCAGAGATTGCGCAACTTGGGTTGCCCGAGGGAGCATATCAGCAAGCCCACAGCGGTAAGATCACCAGAATCGGCGGCGGCGGCCAAAATATCACGATCAACACGGGTGACGAATCCAGTCAATTCGGAGACGCGCCAAAGGGCACAGTTTTCGTTTACGACGAGACGGGTGCGCACGTTATGGAGCCCGCGCCGGGTGGCGGCAGACGCCCCCGCGTTGTGCCTCTTGCGGGCACCGAAGCCGAGGGCCGTGTCGTCAAGCAGGTCGAGGGCGCAGACAAGGTCAGGGCGCAAGCGGCCTCTATGCTTTCGACGATCGACGGCTTGCTGGCCGACCCCGGCCTCGATAGTGCCGTCGGCGTAACGGGCGAAATCACGCAATACATGGGGCCGTTTGCCCCCGATGCGGCGCGGGCTCGGTCGCGGATCCAGCAAATCCAAGGCCAAGCATTCTTGCAGGCGTTTGAAAGTCTCAAGGGCGGCGGGCAGATTACCGAGATCGAGGGTGCAAAGGCCGAGGCCGCGATCGCTCGCCTCAACACCGCACAAAGCGCCGACGATTTCCGCACTGCCTTGATTGAGCTCAAGGGCGTGATCGAGCGGGCCAATGGCGGGGGGCAGGCACCCGCCGCAACTAGCGATATGAGCGACGACGATTTGCTCGACCTTTACTCGGGGGGCAATTAAATGGAGTTCACACAAGAGCAACTTATGGAAGCCTTGCGCAACGCCCATGCGGCGGGCGATCAAGCGGGCGCACAACGTATTGCGGGCATGATCCAAGCCCAGCGACAACAAACGACGCCCGAGGCACCGCAGGCCGCGCCACAACAGCCCGAGGCCCCCGCAACAGCCCGATTGTCGCCAGAATTGGCCGCAACTTTGGGCGTTGGGGCCACAGGTACGCCCGATCTATCCGCGCCGTCTCAAGGTGGTGTCGAAATTCCAGCCGCCCTTTTAGAGCCAACGCGCCACGGCGGCCCGCGATCAATCGACGCATATGCCGAGCGTGGATTTTCCGAGGCCGTCAAAGTTATTGGCGACGGCGTTGTTTTGCGAAACCCCAATAGCGGCACTTTGGTTTACACAAGCCCAGGTCGCAACATTTCCGACCAATCTGAAGTTGAGGAAATGCTCGACGACGGAGATTTGAGCGGCGTAATGCGTGACGATATGCGCTTGACGCTTTCAATGCCAGAAAACGCCAACATTCGGCGCGGCGGGTTGGCCGCCAATTTCTTAACGGGGTTGCCTCTCGTTGGCTCTTACGTTGACGAGGCTTTCGGTTATTTCGGCGGCGACGACGCAAACGAAAAAGTTGACACGATGCGCGACACGTATGCGACGGCCTACCCCGGACGAGCAATGACTGCCCAAGGCGGCAGC